AATAGAAACTGCAAAAAAGGAAGAGTGTAGGACTATTTGGACAATGCCCCGTAAATCCGCACTGGTTGCATATGAAAGTGTAGGGTTTCGTAAAATTGGTGGATGGATAGATGAAGAGGTAGAATTTGGTCCAAACTGCATCGCAATAAACCAACTCTTATAAATATATGAAAAAGGATATCTTCACATGGCCATTCCTACATCCAAGTCAACATTCAAAGATTATTGCCTAAGAGCATTGGGTTCTGGGGTTATTGATATTAATATATCAGACGATCAGGCAGATGATCGCATTGATGAAGCTCTTCAGTATTTTGCACAATATCATTATGATGGTATCGAGAAGATGTATCTAAAACATCTGATTACCGCAGCAGATGTTGCAAGAGGAACAGCAAATATAACCTCAACGGGAACAGATACATCAGATAGTACTATTACTGATACATTCCTAGAGGGTAGTAATTTTATTCCAATGCCTTCTGCTGTTGTGTCGGTGATACAGGTCTGGCCATTCACAGGTACAGGTGGTGGTAGTAACATGTTTGATGTTCGTTACCAGTTGCGTCTTAATGACCTGTATGATTTATCCTCCACTTCTGTAATTCAGTATCAGATGGCGATGGATAACCTTGACCTTCTGGAACATATCCTTGTTGGTGAAACACCAATTCGATTTAACCAACATCAGAACCGTTTATATATTGATGCAGATTGGACGAACGATTTTGTTGCTGGTGAAGACTATATCATTGCTGAATGTTATCGCAAAATAGACCCAGCAACATACACAGATATCTATGATGACATCTTTCTCAAAAGATACGCAACCGCGCTAATTAAACAGCAGTGGGGTGCAAACCTATCCAAGTTCAGTGGGGTTGCTATGCTTGGTGGTGTTACTATGAATGGTGAAACTATCTATTCACAGGCGCAGGAAGAGATTAATAAGTTAGAAGAACAAATTACACTCACGTTTGAGTTACCAGTTAACTATATGGTAGGATAGTTCATGGCAGTTAATAAACATTTTCACACAAGTGGCGCTTCTGCCATTTCAGCTGAACAGTCCTTATACGCTGATTTGGTTACAGAGGCAATTCAGATTCATGGGCATGATGTATATTATCTTGACCGCACACTTGTTGCAGAAGACACAGTGCTTGGTGAGGATTCTCTATCCAAGTTCAACACTCAGTCTCTTATCGAAATGTATATGGAAGATTCTGGTGGAGGATTTGCTGGTGAAAAAGAGTTAATGTCACAGTTTGGACTACAAAATCTTAGCGAGGCAACCTTCGTTGTAAGCAAAACACGGTTCCAAGAGAAGACAAAACAATTACAGATAGAAACAGGAACAGATTCAACATCATCTGGTTCTATTCAATTGGAATCTGGTTCATTCTCAACATCTAAACTAGAGGGTGAGATATTTTATATTGTTAATGAGACTGATGCGACTGATGCTGACAGGCCACTAGAGGGTGATGCAATTTATCATCCAACGCTCAAGAAACTATTTGAGATTAACTTTGTGGATCACGATGATCCTTTCCATCAGTTAGATAACAACCCAGTTTATAAGATGCGCTGCCGGTTGTTCGATTATGGTTCAGAGGCACTTGATACTGGTATCGCTGCGATTGATGCGATTGAATCTTCGTTGTCGGTTGCAAGTTCTGATCATCAATTAACTCTTGAACAAGCAACGGGAACAACTATTAATCAAGAGATCAGGATTAATCATGATATTAGTGAAAGTGGCCTACTGTTAGATGAGACAGATAGTGATAACATTATCGGTGAAGATGAAACCACACTTGGTGGTGAGAATATTCTACTTGAAACCGGCGGTGATGAGTTCCTTATACAAGAAGACTATATAATAGGTGATATGGACACAGATAAGACAGCTCAAAATGAGTTGTTTGAAACCTTGGATGATACGGTACTAGACTTCAGTGAATCGAATCCATTTGGTGATGCAGGGAGTGCAAATTAATGTTTGATCTAACAGTTTATAAAATGAATAGGGAGATTATATCATGCTAGGGCAGCAGTTCTACCATGAAACTATCCGCAACATAGTTGTAGGTTTTGGAACAGTTTTTAATAATATTCAGTTAGTTCGTAAGGACAACGCTGGAGTAATTCAGCAGACTATGAAGGTTCCTCTGGCATATGGCCCTAGGCAAAAATATCTTGTTCGTCTGAACGATGATGCAGACCTTACTAAAGCCGCAGCGGTTACGTTGCCGCGTATTGGTTTTGAGATTAGTGGTCTTACTTATGACTCTACACGAAAGTTGAATCGTGTTCAGAAGTTCAAGAAGGTTAATGGTGATAAATCATCTCAACTTGACACTCAGTATATGCCTGTCCCATATAACATTGGTTTTCAGCTGTATGTTCTTGCAAAACAGTCTGATGATTGCTTACAGATTGTTGAACAGATTCTACCATACTTTCAACCAGATTACACAATTACGATGAATGATAATCCTGATATGGACGTTAAAAAAGATGTTCCTGTCATACTAAACAGTATTTCTTATGAGGATGATTATCAAGGAGATTTCACAACAAGACGCGCACTTATATATACTTTAGATTTCACATGCAAGTTCTATCTCTATGGTCCTATTACCTCTACTAAGGTTACCAAGACTTTACAAGTTGACCAGTATGCAAGTATGCCGGATACTGCGCCGACACGGGAACAGAGATATACACTTACACCCGATCCAACTACTTCTAGTGGTGATGATGATTTTGGGTTTAATGAAGTGACATCATTCTTTACAGATGCAAAAAATTATAATCCAGTAACAGGTAAAGATGAGTAATTCTATCGATAAGGCACTTGGTGTAGTGGAAGGTGTTGTAACACCATTAACTTACCATGACGTTCCACTAGAATCTAAACCAATTATAACAATAGGTGATACTAATGATGATGATATTGAGAAAGATTATGAATTCCAAAGACAACAATTCTACAATTTGGTCGAAAGAGGAACAAATGCAGTGGAAGGCATTTTGGAACTCGCCAAAGAATCGGACCATCCACGGGCCTACGAAGTCGCCGGAAACCTTATTAAACAGGTTGCGGAGGTCACTGAAAAACTTGGTGACTTACAGGATAAAATGAGAAAATTGAAAGAGGTGCCAAATAGCGCACCGAAGAATGTAACTAACGCATTATTCGTTGGTAGTACTGCTGAGTTACAGAAGATGCTAAAAGAAAAATAGAATAGTTATGGTGATAAATTATGAAGGTTAAGTATTTTAGACCTGACATTTTTAATATAGATTCCTTTTTAGAAAATAAAAAAATTGATCCTATTATTATGTCAGTTAAAATGATGACATCAGCATATATGCATGTAGATAGAACTGGCCTATTCAATCCGTTTAACATGATATATGACCCGATTCCTTCTGTTGGAAAATTCAGCAAGACGTTTGAGGATTGTTGTATGGATGCCGCAACAGATTTATGGAAGTTGGAAAAACCCATAGAGTTATTCTGGAGTGGTGGAATTGACAGTAGTAGCGCTTTGGTTGCACTGTTTGAAACCAAGTCTGAATCAGATGTTTTAAATATACGATACACTAAAGATTCTATTGTAGAGTTTCCTTTGATGTGGGAGACTATGGTAAAGGATAGAAATGATCCTTTACATGCTAAAGAAATGTTAGATGAATCTTTGTTTGAAAATGATAATATTATTAAAGTGACTGGTGAGTGTGGAGATCAGGTATTTGGCAAGCCAAGAGTTTTACCAAAGCACCCAAAGCATGGGACCGATACCTACCGTGGGATTAGCCGACATATAGACAAATTTGCTGACGATTGGGAAACCATTTTTACATGGGACCAATCAATGTTTAGCCACGCGGCATCGTCGTGGTCTGCTCCGTATTTCGCAGAACAAAAACGGCAGTTAGCTAAGATTCTATTTGCACAGGTAGATATTGCATCTATAGAAATTGTTACTATATATGATTTATTATGGTGGAGTGTATTTTGTTTCAATTGGCAAGATATAGATAGCCGTATAATATTTACATATACAACAACTCCTCATTGTCAATCAACTTTCAGTTTCTTTAATACTGAAGATTTCCAGAGATGGGCAATAACCAATCATGCTAAAAAATATGAAAAAACTTTGCAAACACATAAACAACCAGCTAAAGATTATATAAACAAGTATATAAAGGATGAGGATTATAGAAAGAATAAGACAAAACAAGTCTCTTTGATTAATATATTAACAGATTCCACAGATGAGGAATATACATTTGAGTTTAGGGAGAAAAGGAGAAATAACCCAAAAGCTATAAAACTAGTTCTTGAAGACGGGCGATCTTGGAGAAGAAATGAGAAAGTGCCAGACGATATTTACAAATCTATTCTTATATAAGGGAAACGAAAATGAAACGATTAATTATGGCTGTATTGATTTCAGCATCACTTACAACATTTACAACAACTGCACATTCAGAAAATTTTAATTATATTGTTGCTGCTGGGTCTGTCTCTGGTGGTCATGCAAAGTGGGCACAACAAGTAACAAAACAATGGAATAAGTTTCTAAAAAAGTACGGTCATACTATATCTTTGCGATATATTAAACAGCAAGGGGGTAAGAGAGGTATGACTGAATTTGCAACAACTTACAAAGATAATCCTAAAGTGTTATTGCAACCAAAGGGAGCAATAAAATGGATTACAACTTCTGGCGGGTGGAAGGGATATGATCCTAAAAAATATATTGCAATTTCTGGCCAACTAAATGGAACATTTGTTTTTGCAAAAACTGAACTTCCAGATATTCCAGCAACTCATGTTGGTGGTGGTGCAGAAACCATTTTAGATGTAATGGCTATGGTTATAATGCTTTGTGGTCCTATGGAGCTATCAGAAATCTTGCAATGTCAAAAGGAAAAACTCCGCCTTGTTTATGGGTGGAAGGGAAGTGGTCAACGTAGGAAAGCATATCTATCTAACGATATTCAAATAACAAGAGATGGGTTTGCACATATGAGAAAGACCTATAAAGGCGAATTGAAGTCTGGTAAAACTAAAGTGTGGTTTTCTAATGGAATTGTTGATGGAAAATTGGGAATGATTGCTGATCCAAATTCTCCACATACTTTCTTTGATAAGGTGTATTATAAGAAATGGAACAAACTGCCTTCTGGTGATTATTTCAATGTTTACCGACAAACTGCAATGTTTCGTTCAGCATTTGGTAAACATATTATAGTTCATGCTAATAATCCACACTACTCAGACCTCGTTAATTCTTTTAAAGATATGCTTGGAGATAAGGATGCTAAAAAAGTTTTAGATAAAAAACTTGGAGTCTACCCTTGGACAATTGGTAAGTCAACTGAAGAAGTTCATGATAGGGTTTGGAAATCTTTAGATAAAAAAAGTTTGAAGAATATGGAAACTATTCGTAGAACTTTTGGGGAAAATACTAATATAAATCCAAAATTAAATTAAATGGAACTAATACTCCAACAATCTGTATGGATTCAATGGGCCCTCATGCTTACACTTGGTTGTTTGTATGGGGGTCTTATTGGGTTAATTCCATCAGCAGGCCCAAGCAAAGCAGTTATTCTTCTTTATAGTATCATTGCATTTTTTGATGTTGCTGGTGCAGAATATCTCTTTGTTTTATTCAGTATTGCAACGGTAGTATCTTGTTCTATTGGAGATTCGTTTGCGGGGGTTCTTATAGGTATTCCTGGTGGAAGTGGCGCAGCAGCTACTATGGTTGATGGGTTTCCCCTTGCAAAAAAAGGGAAAGCATCTTATGCTCTATCCTCTGCAATATTTTGTTCAACCATAAATGGATTATTTTTTGGTGTAATAGGATTTGCCTTGTTTCCTTTTTACAAAGAAATAGGGGATGTTATAGGAACACCAGAAATAGTTGGTTTGATATTTACCTCTTTTGCTTTGATTTCTGTTGTAACTACTAAACATACAATGAGAAGTTTGACTGCGATTTTTGTTGGTTGTTGTTTAGCAACTATTGGTTATGCACCAGATGGAATGGGCCTGGCTAGAAATACTCTTGGTTGGGAATATCTTGAAGATGGCATAAGTCTTTTAGTTCTTGGTGTAGGATTATTTGCATTACCAGAACTTATTCAAGTATTAAAAGAAAAAACAGAGTGTGTTTATATTGACAAGAAGACACATAACGAACAGACTTGGCAAGGAATAGTATCTGTATGGAAACATAAGTGGTTAGCTCTTATGGGTGGAATTATTGGTTGGATAACTGGGTTGATGCCATCAACTGGTGGCGGTATAGGAGATTGGGCTGCTTATTCAGCAACGGTTGGTGTATCTAGGGGGGAGAAGTTTGGTGATGGTAATATTAAGGGTATCATAGGTTCAGAGGGTGCTAATAATTCTGGCAAGATTGGTGGACTATTACCTACAATTATGTTTGGGATACCAGGCAATAAAATGTATGCATATCTTATGGCTCTATGGGTTTATCTGGGGTTTGATGTTGGTACAACTGATTTATTAGAGGATACTAAATTTATAGACCATTTGTTCTGGGGATATATGTTGGGAACTGGAATATCTGGATTTCTTATGATTTGGTTTGCCAGACATGTATCTAAAATACTTTATATAAACCCGTTATATTGGGCTATACCTGTGATGGTTTTAATCGTTTGGTCGGTGCTGGCAAGTAATGGGTATATTAGTTTATGGGAAGACATGTTTATGTTAATTTTGTTTGGTTTGTTGGGGACGATAATGAAAAATTATAAGTTTTCTCGCCCAGCCTTTCTTATGTCTTTTATATTATTTCCAAGAATAGAAAGTTCTTTAATACAGATGCAAGGATTGTATTTTTACAACGGGATATATATTACTAATAGTATTTGGTGGGAACATCCTATCTTAACAGTTTGTATATTATTAAGTGTTTCATTAATATTATATGGCCTTTTGAAAAAAGATAGAAATATGGATTATGCCTGATTGGGGTGGAAAGAAATTTAACCTAAATATAATTATAGATTAAACTATGAAAGCGGTATGGAAAAGGAAAGATAATGTACGAATATCAATGTAAAATTGTCAGAGTAGTAGACGGCGACACCACGGACGTAGATATTGATTTGGGGTTCGGAGTTTGGCTGAAGAAACAACGAGTTCGTTTCTATGGTGTGGACACGCCTGAGTCGAGGACTAGCAATAAAGAAGAGAAGGTTTATGGATTGGCTGCAAAACATTTTGTTGAGAACTATCTACCAAAAGGATCAACACAAGTTCTACGCACAAGGAAAGATGGCGTAGGTAAGTACGGACGCATTCTTGGTGAGTTCGTGGTGTTTGATGGTTCTAAGGATATGGAAACAACATTAAATAAATTACTCATTGATACACATAATGCAGTTGCATATTTCGGTCAATCTAAGGATGATATTGAAGAGGAACATATAAAGAATAGGTCATTGGTAAAACTCGATGGCTGATGTAACCTACCTCGGCAATCCAAATCTCAAGAAGGCCAATATTCAGCAGTCTTGGACAAAGGAACAACTTAAAGAATATTCCTTGTGTATGGAAGGACCACAATACTTCATAGAGAAATATGTTAAGATTGTTTCTCTGGATGAAGGTCTTATTCCATTTAAGATGTATGACTTTCAGAAGGAAATGGTAGGCACATTCCATAACAATCGTTTTACTATTTGTAAGCTCCCCAGACAGTCTGGTAAGTCTACTGTGATGATTTCGTATCTACTGCACTACGCACTGTTTAACCCATCTGTCAATATTGCTATCCTTGCGAATAAGGCAGCAACTGCGCGTGACTTACTATCACGTTTGCAACTTGCATATGAACATCTACCGAAATGGTTACAACAGGGAGTAATGAGTTGGAACAAGGGTTCTCTGGAGTTAGAAAATGGTTCGAAAATACTGGCGTCTTCTACTTCAGCTTCTGCTGTTCGTGGTGGTTCTTATAATATTATTTTCCTTGACGAGTTTGCATACGTCCCATCCAACGTAGCCGAGCAGTTCTTCAGTTCAGTGTATCCTACGATTTCATCTGGTAAGACTACCAAGGTGATGATTGTTTCCACACCGCATGGTATGAACATGTTCTACAAGTTGTGGGTGGATGCAGAGGAGGGTCGCAACTCTTACATACCCATTGAGGTGCATTGGAGTGAAGTTCCCGGTAGGGATGAAAAGTGGAAAGAAGAAACAATCAAGAATACCTCTCAAGCACAGTTCAATACAGAATTTGAGTGTGAGTTCTTGGGGTCTATCGATACACTGATTACACCATATAAACTTAAACAGTTGACATATCGAGCACCTAAACAATCTAATGCTGGTCTTGATGTTCACATTCCGCCAGAAGAAGGTCACACATATGTTCTGGTTGCTGACGTTTCACGAGGAACAAAAAATGATTACTCAGCATTTGTGGTTATGGATGTTAGCGAGATACCATATAGGGTCGTGGCAAAGTTTAGAGATAACGAGATAAAACCTCTCATATTTCCTTCTAAAATATATGACATTGCGCGGGCATATAATCAGGCATATGTATTGATTGAGGTCAATGACATAGGAGAACAGGTTGCTAACGCTATGCAGTTTGATCTGGAGTATGACAACCTTATTATGGCTAGTATGCGTGGGCGAGCGGGACAAGTCATTGGAGCGGGGTTCAGTGGTGGTAGGGCGCAGTTGGGGGTAAGGACGACTAAAGCAGTTAAAAAGATTGGTTGTTCAAACCTTAAACAGTTGGTTGAGGATAATAAACTGATTGTTGAGGACTATGACATCATCAACGAGCTCTCTACCTTTATTGTAAAGGGCTCCTCCTTTGAGGCAGA